GGGCGGCACCGTCGGTCACCAGAGCGCGGTCGGGCAAACGGATACGCAGTGTGGAGCCGATCTTGGCACCTTCGACAGCGAAGCTGTCGTCGTACTGACGGTTCACGTTACGTGTGAGCACAAGGTTGTTCTCCAGAATTTCCAGAGCCTTGCGGGTGATCATGTCGATCGTGAGAATGCTGTTTGACATTTCAAAAGTCCTTTAAAAAGTTTAGCGGGTCATCTGCGCTTGCAGCTTCTTCATCTGCCTTGCACGTTCGGCTTCAATCCACTGCGAGTCCGTCATGGTCTTGGTAGACCGTGGGTCCGTCGTGTCATAGGCCGGTGCTCCGGAGGAGCGTGCGGTAACAGGTGAAATCGGCGCTGGCGCTGATGTTGTTCGTTTTACCGGAGGGTCTGCTGCCAGTTTGGCCTCAATCCTTCCGATTTCCTTCGCCTGGCTCAAGGGCGTCATGCGTGAGATGCGATCTGCTTCTTTTGGGTTGGAGCCGAGGTAGTACGCTAACTCAGGTCCAATGTCCGAAGACTGGATCGTTTCTGCCATCACGTTTGTGATCGGTAGGTTGGGGTTGTAAGCGACTTGTTGAAAGTCATCGTACTTGTCCCGCGCAACTTCTTCACGCTCTTGATAGCTTTCGAGAACAGCCGATTGCTGCTTGGCGGCTTCGCGTTTGGCGATCAGTTCTTCGGCTTTCTGGTAGGCCAGTGCTTCCGCATAGGCTTCAGGAGATTCAAACTGATCAACGCTGGTCGTTGGCGCAGCTCTTAGCGTCTGTTGTTCAGACTGACGCTGTGCCTGCTCTCGTTCCCACTTACGTTGCTCTCTTGCGAGGCGTTTGCCGATGGCTGCATCCAATTCTTCCTGAGTAAAGGTTTTACTCGCGGTAGTTTCGGCTGCGGTATCAGCGACTTCCGGCGTACTTTCAGCAACTTCAGGTGTGGCCGTCACATCCGTGGTTGGCGCGGAGTCTACTTCCGCTAGGGCTTGGACTTCTTCAGTCATTTAGTTTTAACTCGTGTGAGTTCCTGATGGACTGCATCAGTACAGTTTGATTGGCACGTATGTCTGGTCTACCCAAGGCAAGCCATTTGTTACCAGTTGCGGTGCAGCTTTTGCCGCCAAAGCCTCATCGGCCTCGGTTTCATAAATTTGCACTTGTTCGTGACCGAGTGCGTCTTTAACCCAACCAAGCACTTGCTCGGGCGTCAAATCTGCGTACTCAGTATACGGCGAACCTGAGGCGTACTCAAGGTTTGCCGTATTGTATATATGAACAGTATGACCATTTGCCGTGGCTGTCAAGAGCCAGTTGACCACGTAGACGACATTTTGCTTGCCGTCTACGCTGGGAAAGCATTGCATCTGCTCAATAGACCAAGTTTTCATGGTTGCACCTCTGTTGACTGTACGGGTTCAATGTAATTGGGATCGTGGGGCCATGCCATGTTGTTCATTACGAACTCAACCTCGACCATACTCGGGGCGGTTTCCACCTCTGCCCGGAAAGTGTCTGCTCTGGTCCTCACGCTTTGTCTCCATGTGTTCCATGCAGGGTCCATCGGGGTGCTGGTTTCCGTAGCCTTGACCACCATCCAATCGTTGGGCAGCAGAAGGCTGTAGGCCGTGGCGTTGATCTGCGACTTGCAGGTGGCTTTGGTCTGGTCCAAGTCCTTGGGGGTTGAGGTGTAGTTCACCACCACCTGACCGTCAACCAGCACTGGCGCTTCTTGCGTCACCCAGTAATAGGTGTCAGATGGCGGTTGGCCGTAGATTACATCGACCATGCCGATAGCAGCCTTGTCCTCAGGGGTGGACAGGTTGCACCAGTTGGCAGGGTACTGAACCCCGTCTAACTCAAAGGCTGTACCCGCAGGTACAAGCTGGACGATGGTGTCGTTTTGAACAATTGCAAACATGGGTTACCTCGCAAGAGCGTTTTTAAATGGGTTTTCGGCAAAAGCGGCGTAGATGTATGTTCCACCACTGGCGTTATACGATGAATCGTCAGTTCTTATTTTGAAACCGTTACTCACCCCATCAAGAGCCGCAAATGTGCCTTCTGCATTTGCAAGGCTTGGGTACAACTCTTTCTGCTCCACGTTGGATGTATCTCGGGAAGTATCAAGAATGCGCCAATTTGCTGTGGAATCTGTACGCTTGATCATCAACCACCGTGGCCTGAACCCCGTGTAGACGAACGGCCCGTCTGCGCTGCCGTTGCCTGTGTATTTTCCAACTGCGCTGAACCCTGCAATTTGGGCAATGCAGTAAGCAACATAGGTTCCACCTGAAGCGTTTACATCGGCGTTGGTGCTCAAGTAAAAAACACTTGAACCGGGGTAAGACGTAAACACATCGCTATTGGAAATTACCGCAGATGTGGTGTTCAGTTGCAAGTAGAAAGAGCCACCAAACAGCGAAGAATTACCGGGCACAACAACCCAGTTTCCCGTTGTGTCGCGGCGCTTTACGATGTAAATGGCAGGGGTTACGTTTAGGCCGTGACCCACCGTTGCACCGTTTGTTCCGTTGGCCGTGTACGTCACCACACTGAACCCGCTGGTCGTGTTGGCGCTGACCGTGCTGGTGATGGAGCCAGCAGTGTTGGTCACACCTGCGCCGTTGGCTTTCCATTGCCAGCCGACATAGGTAGCCGCGCTTGTGTTGACTTGGGCCAACGTGTTCACCGTGAACCCACCAGTGCCAAAAGCCGTTACGCCGTTGTCGGACGTTACCTGTGCGTCTGTCGTGTTGCTCTCAAGTCGGGACTGAGTGCCGCGCAGCACATCGTACAGCGCATGGTCTGTGGCAGCAGAGCGAGACTTGATCCACACCCAATCAGGCTGCATAGCCCCACTGTTGGTCACAGACAGGCTTGAGCCTGTACCCGTGTACAGCGTGGCATCCATGAACTTGTTGCCAGCAGGGATCGTTGAGCTTGGCAGGTTGAACGTGTTGAGCGCAACAAAGCCGCTTGGCGGTGTGTAGGCAAAGGGGCGCTGACCGAAGTTGATGGATGCTGTGTTTGAGTACACATGATGGAAAGGAAACAAAGACAAACCAGCCGATATGGTGATAGTTGGGTTAGCACCTGTTGCTGGATTGGCAGCACCATCTGTTGCCCCCGAGCTATTTTTCCAAACGTTGTTGTACCCAAGCCAAAGTTTTCCAGTGCTTGCATCATATGCAAGATTTAAAACATCTGATGCTGTTGTACTTACAACGTTTGCAGAGCTATTTGTGCCGTTGTTGTTGATGTATAAATTTGCCGTAGCACCTGCATAACCAAGATACAACGTATAGCCACCAGCAGCAGAAAAACTTGTTGGCGGTGACGCTTGAACTTGCAAGCCTATTGAAACTTGAGCAGGGGCAGTGGTTGAGCCGTTTGTGACCTCAAAATAATATTTCCCTGTAGTAGGGATGCCAATCGTGCCAACTGTAAAGCCTTGAGTTAAGCCAGTAGATGTATTTAAGTTGCCCCCAGATATGGTTGCACCTACAACATTTAGCGGATTCAAAACGCAGTAGTTCGCAGCCGTAGCACTGGTCAGTGTCGGCACATCCGTCATGGCATCGTAGGTTGCCCCCGGTGTCAGGCTGATGTTGTTCGTGGTCCAGTTGTTGCCGTTGCCACTGAAGTCGTTGCCCAGAGTGGTCGTGCTGGTGGTGTTGGTGAACGGCAAATAGAACCCGTTTGTGCCGTATGTGCCTGTGTACTTGGCGGGTTGCCACACGCCAGTGACAGCGTTGGTTGAGCCAAAGCTGCTGGGTGTCAGGGCTTGACCATCAATGAAGTTAATCTCATCCATGTAGCCGTCAAAGTAATTGGCAATTGACGTAAATGCGCCGACGCTGTGAGGGCTTGTGCTATTAAACAGACTTGTTGCGTTTAAAGCTGGCGTGTTGGCCACTGTTAATGTTTGCTGTACGTTATTCACATACACTTGAATTCGATTTGCGGATGATGCTTGCGTTGTGTCAATAACTGCAACAATGTGATACCACGCAGACGGGTCTCGATAAACTGCATTTGTTGTTGCATCGCCTTGCGTAGCTGAACCACCAAGAATTACTTGAATAGAGTTTCCTGATGTAAATAAAATTTGCGCTCCAGAAGCGGAAGTACCATCCCACGCAGACATAATGCTTTGTGCTGTACTCAGTATGCCACGCTTAACCCATCCGCTAAAAGTAAGCGTTGTGCGGTTTGAAGCACTTGCAGGTGTACGGCTCAAATACGCAGACGCACTTGCACGCAACCGCAAACTGCGTTGCAGGTTGTAGGCGCTTGTGCCAGCCGAGAGTACGGGGAAGGTCATGCCACCCCCTGCGAACGGCCTTGCTCATAGAGGTTTGTGCCGTTGCTGCGGAACACAAAGTAGTCTTGTGCCGCTGCCGCAGTGGACAGTGTTGGTGCAGTGCCGTTGGCCCACTTGAACACGCTGTTCCATGTCAGGGTGTTAGAGCCAGCGTTTTGGATCACAGCCAGTGCGTAGAAAGCCCCAGAAACAAGGCTTGTAGGCGCTCCAACGGTGCGGTTTGAGGAAACAAAGGTGAAGGTAGCCACTTGGCCTGTTGTTGTGTCCCAAGCGATTGTGGCTGCGTCTGAAAGCGTGATGTTGGGGCTGTAGCCAGTACCGACCACACCCAAACGGTTGTTGGTAGCGTCATAGCTCAAGTTGGACTCGTTGCCGAATGCCGATGTGCCGTTTCCGTAGGGAATGTAGCCAGCAGTCAGGGATGTGAGGCCAGTACCACCGTTGGCAACAGCCAAAGTCCCGGTGACGCTGTTCAAGTTAACAGAGCCAAGGGTTTGCTTCAGAGCGCCGTTTGTATCAAAAGTGCCATCTGTTGTCCAAGTATCACCAACTTGCAGAGTGACTTTTGCAATGGTTCGTTGTGTTGCATTGTTGTCGTATTTGACAGTAATAGTTACTGCTGCGGTGTCTTTGTTTTCAATGAAAATCTTTTTGATGATTCTGCGAAAACCAGCAGCAGGAGCAGCAACTACCACTACATCAGTGGACCCTGACAAAGCGCCATCACTTGCAGCTTCTACAAAAGAAGTGCCGTTGTTGTCAGCAAAAGCTGCTGTGAAATCTGGGTTTGCGGTTGCAGCCGCACCAGACATAGCCACCTGAATGGTCTTTGTGGTTGCATCAAGAACTAGTGTTGACATATTTACCTCTTAAACGAGAAACCAAGCGTATGAATTACCAGCACCATTACTGGCAACAGGGCCAGTTGGGCCAGTTGGACCCGTAGTACCAGCATCACCAGTTGGGCCTGTAGGACCATTATTTCCTGTTGGGCCTGTAGGACCTGTTATACCTGCTGTGCCAGTTGGACCTGTTGGGCCAAGCTGGGTGTACATCACTTGCGTTGCAGTGAAGATTATGGATGGCGTTCTTGGATATCCACCACTTGCCGCAAGAGTTTCCAGCTTAACGCTTGTTGTTGCTGTTTGCCAGAAGACTTGGATGTAATCGCTGGCAGCTAATTCCAGTACAAAATTAACTGTCAAAATTTCAGACGAAAACGAGCTTCCTTGCTTGTCAGGAACATCGTAATGTGAATTGGTGTCAGGTAAATTCGTGCCGTTTTTCTTCAGCCAAACCTGCGTAGATCCGTTGGCTGTACTGGTGTTGGTGAATTGAATTGAAAAAGTAAGGCTGTAAACACCAGCGTTACTAAAAGTAACTTGACTGCCTGAAGCAATGGAAACCCCATTACTAGCAGGATCTGTTGTGTTGATTGTGATGACCTGAGGCGTATTGATTGCACCAGCAGTTTGGTTTGTTGTGTCCCAAAAAGAACCCCAATAACCCAAAGCACCACCAGCACCAGTTGCACCAGTAGAGCCTGTCGGACCTGTTGGGCCAATTGAGCCTGTAGGACCAGTAATACCCTGGGAACCCGTAGGACCTGTTGGACCTGTCAAGCCAGTATCACCAGTTGGCCCTGTAGGACCAGTAGCGCCAGTTGATCCTGTTGGACCAACAACACCTTGAGCGCCTGTAGGTCCAGTTGGACCAGTCAGACCTGTGCTGCCTGTAGGACCTGTAGGACCTTGAATGCCTTGCGAGCCTGTGGGTCCAGTAGGACCAGTTGAGCCGATTGCACCAGTAGGGCCAGTTGCACCAACAGCACCAGTAGGGCCTGTTGCCCCGGTGGCTCCTGTTGGGCCAGTGGGACCTGTAGGGCCTGTTACACCAAATCTAACTGTAGTGCCGTAAAGACCAGTTGTTTCTGCACCAGGGTTAGCAGGTACAACACCTGCTGTGCTAGAGCCGTAAAGACCGCTTGTAGCCATGTTTTACCTCACTTAAATGAATATCGGTAGGTTCTTGGCTGAAATTCAGAAGTGAGGTGTTGATCACCACCACGCCATTTTCCTTTGTAATTCTGGTCTTCAATCAGACCATAAGCATCATCAAATCGTCCAATCCATTTTTGAGCTTCTTCAATGTTTTTGTTCTTATCGTAGTAAGCCCACAAAGTCCCGTACAGATAACCTTCAGGGAATGAAGCCAAGATTCCGTTGTTTTGAACAATAGGATAAACAACATCTGCTGTTGGGCTAAACAGGAATGGGAATGTCTTTTGGTAGTACGCCTTGATGATGACGTTTTCACCGGGGTTTGGGGTAAACACATAGTTAGGACCGACTTCAGAAAAAGAAGCCCGAATAACCCGTGGAACACCAAAAGGACGGATGTACAACTGGTCAATCATCCGTCTGCGAATGATCTCTCGGTCACCAACCCTGTCATACACAATCCAAGGACCTAGGTTATTGCCACCTGGGGGTTGCTGTGTAGGTTGACTCTCTTGGAAGAACAGAATTGGGAAACACATGTCAGCAGGGATTGGAGCCATGCCTTGTGAGTTTGTTACCAGAAGGGTAGGAGTTGCATCGTTAGGGTTTGAACGCAGAGCAGGAATCTCAATTGTTCGCATCTTCAATTCAGCCATCTGAATGCAGGATTGGATCTCCAAAGAAGAGGTTGTTGGCAGCTTCAGAATGGTTGTTGGCAAAGTTAAACCTGTCCATGTGCCATCTGGGTCATCAACCGTAATGGTGGTAGACGATACTGCCATGACACAAGCAAAAGGACCCATGATGTTGGGTCCAATAAAGTCACCGATCAGAACAAGAGCAGTTGGGTTTGCAGAGCAGGTAATTACTTTGGTGGTGGAGTTGTATGCTGTTGCGTTGATGCCGATTGTGCTGGGAATGGCCCCCACCCATTGGGCTACACGGCTAACAAGAGCGTTAGCGGATTGAATGTAAAGGGCCATGTCGCATCCTTATTTGGTCGGTACAGCAGGATTATACGGAATAGGGATTTTGCCGCTAGGGTGACAAACGAAATCGCTGTAGTACTCATTCACAATGGCGTAGAACAAAATCTTGTCTTTTTTGTCTTGCTTGATCAATTCCCAAGGACGGTTGTTAAACCACTTAGAACTGATCTCATGAGCAAAGCATTTTGGCAGTTGCATCATGTGAGCAGTGCCAGCAAAAAAAGGATTGTCAGTGCCGTGAACCTTGTAAAACTCACGCTGCTGCTTGCAAAACTCTTTGACGTTCTCTACGTTTTTTTGTTCGTATTGAACATACCTGTTGCCGTCAATAGCACCGACTTTATAGTCAATGTTATCTGTTTTAAATGTTTGTGACCAAGTGCCAGACTTGACCTCATTAAACAGTTTGTCGTTATGACGAAATACGCTATCAATACCAGCCTCCAGAATTCCTTCTGAGTAGTATTTCTCGTTTACCTTGATGTCTTCGTTTTCAGTCATTGCTTTCTCCATGCTTTACCAAAGGAGCCCCTTTCGGAGCCCCTTCAGAAAAGCTTTGAAGCTTAAGTCAAGTAACGCTGGCACTGACCTGCTGGTCGAGGAGCAGTTACAGCAGCGCCAGTTGGGCTGATGTTAGCCAACACAGCAACACCTGCTGGGTTACGCACAATCAGCGTACCTTCCATGATGTACTGGTCCAAGGAAGCGTCAGCAGAACTGAACACTTCATTGTTTGGACCCAGTTCACGCAAGCTACCCCACTGGATAACGTCAGGGTTCAGGAACAGGGCAGAAGTGTTATCTGCGCCTGTTTGGTCCATAACCCAAGAGTCATCGATCTGGTAGGTGTAGTTGAAGTCACCTTCGTAAGTACCAATCGTGTCGCCCTTGTCAGCAGGGTTAAAACGGTTGATCGAACGGCTGGTAGGCATCATGTCCGAGATGTGTGTACGCATGGAGGTGGGGACAACCATGTTCGTAATCTTGGCGTTGAAGCGCTGTTCAGCAGTGGTAACCAATTGCTTGTACAGGTAAGGGCTGAACTGTTGCAGAGTCACACCAGACGAGAAGGTGAAGTAACCCAAGCCAGCATTGGACAACAAGCCGTTAAAAGGCTGGTTGGTTGCAGTAGCAGAAGTCACATCGTTACCATCGCTGGTAGCCAAGTTCAACACAGCAGTGCCGTCTGTTTCGTTGCCAGAACGTGTACCAGCGAACGAGTACAGCGAACCAAAGCGACGACCAGAGTTGACAGTGGTTGAGCCAGAAGGCTGAGTACCAGCTTGACCGCTGTACTTGATAGAAGCGCCATCGGCACGAACCATCTGAAGTTCAACGTCAAACATAATCTCAGTCAATTGCTTGACTTCTTGATAGGCTTGTGGATCACCACCAGCTTGCTCAACAGCACGGGCAGTACCTGTAGCACCAATGACGGTGGTGAAGATCTGTGTGTAGTTACCGCAGTTGGCACGGGTGTTGTCAGCCGCTTGCGAGGACTGAACAGCAGCGCCTTCCAGCTTGGCGTTCAAGGCTGGGGTACGGTAGTAATCAACAGGCCAGATGTGCAGAGTCGAGTTGACTTTGCGCTTCTTGGACATAGCCATGTTGGTCAGGGGGGTACGGTCTTTAACATAGTTAGAAACAGTCATGTCGAGGTCTTTGACCACGATGTCGGTGGTATACGAGCCGTTGCCGTTACCAAGGTTGGCAGAGGTGATGGTAGACATTTAAAACTCCTGTTTAACGCTTGCGTTTGTTTGCTGCAAGCATTGTTGCTAAAAGGTCACGAGCTGCATTCTTATCACCGGACTTAGCCTGTTTTTGAAGTTTTTCCATCTCATTATCGGGAGCTGTCTTAGCTTTTGCTACTGGACGACTAGCCGCAGCCAGAGATCCACCAGCATTCTTTACCTTAGGGCCTTCTCGGAATTTCATACCATCCCGCAATAGACCCAGCAGGTATTCGTCACTAGAAACCAAATCAATGTTTGGCACACCAGGAACAAAAGAACCGCTAGAACCTTTCCAATCCTTACTGAGTTTCTCTCGAATCTCACCAAAGATTGCCTTGTTGCTCAATTCTTTATCAGTAAAGGACTGCCTAGCTTTTTCCAAGGTTTCTTGGACCATTGCAGATCGATGCTGATAAAACTGTTCAACTTTAGGCCGATTCGCCTTAATGAACTCCGACTTATCCTGGATCAACTGGGCATTCTGTCGCATTGCTGCTTCAGCTTGGCTCCTTTGACTAGGATCGTTCGTGCTTTGATAGATCTGCTGCCATTGCTGGTTATATTCTTGGATCGTAATCAGTTCATCAGCAGCACTTTGCAACTGAGGAATAATTGTCAACTCCAAGCCTATCTGCAAACCATCAAGTTCACTCTTGCGCTTCGA